TTGGTTTATACTTTTGGGAGGGATAAAATATGAATAAATCAAGGAATACTCGGGATTCTTTGATTTCTGGGATAAATATAATGAAATCACAAAATACCCAGCAGATCAGTGGGGGATAAAGCGGGATTATTTTATACTAATCTTCATTACTCTCGCGTTCTGTTGGTGCGTCTTCGCGTTCTGTTGGTGCGTCGTATCTATCATCTAATAATATAGCGACGGGTGGATTTTCCTCTGCCCGAACAACTAGAGGTACTATCCTCCTGTTTCTCAAAGTATTACTAATTCCTGACTGTACCCGAGCTGTCATTTGTGCTAAACTTCCTGTCGGTCGCCGAGCTCTTATATTATTAACTTGTTCTGTTATGACTGAAGGTATATTTTCAAGAAAAGAAGAAACCGCAAAATCTCCAAATCCTTCCGCTGCCACAGCTCTTAAAACCTCTCTGTTCATCTCTGTTGCAAGCTGTATGTGTCTATTTCGCAGTAGTCGCTGTTGTGTACGATTAAATCCTAACTGATACATTCTCTCAATTGTAGCAGGGTCATTTGATAACCTACCCAAAAAACTATTATTATACGCCCTCACACTATCTTCGCCTCCACCTTCACTCATAACACGTATTTCATCATCACTTAATACCATTAATATACATTACAATGATATATTATTTCTTGATGTAATCTTGCTGGACTGATGAACTATGTGCCATAAGTTCCGCATCTTTTTTCATCTCTTCTTTCACAGATCCGTATTTTGATGTCAAGTAAATATGACGCAGCATACTTGCTCCTATATTCTTTTTAAAAATTCGGTTCAATATTTTTGTGATGAAGTTTGGGGTGCTTCTTGTTTCACCTGCTAACAAATATTCACCATCATTCTTTTTCATAAGCGTTACGTAGTTGTCAATAACATTTTTCAACTTTGTATTTACTACAACTTTTTCAGTTCCATAATTCTTTTTGGTTTTATATTGGTTGAAAATAAACTCACTTGATTCAGGTCTGTAATAATTAGCGGATTCGTCAGCATTGATCCCCTTATCAAGTTTCATCAAATAATAATCATCGTTTCTTCTTGGCGGGGTTAGCACGTAGAATGCTAATACAAGATGGGTCGTTAAATCTTTCTTCGCTTTGGATTCGTTCATATCATCTTCCGTTATCAATTTCACAACATCATCTAACTCCGTATACTTTTGTAACACTTCGTCCCACGATAACCAATTGTCTTTCTGTTTCTGTGACATCTCTTCATCAACCGTTTTGTATTTTTCACCATTCAATATCGCTTTGTAAACTATATTAGCACTATTATACTGTTTGGTTTCAGTATTATTAAGGACAGACACTACTGCTGTCAAGTAACTCTTACGGGTGTTAATATTTGCTATGTCTTCAAACTTCTTCTTTACATCAGCAGTGTTCTTTAAAAACGATAAGCTGGTGTAAGGCTTGTCGCCATTCAGTTTCCTTAACTTTGTCAAATATAAATTAGCACTTCCTTCTGCTAAACCTTTGCTGATTAACTTCTCTTTCAGTCCTGTCATAAACTTGGTTTCGGTATTCGGCATCTTCGGGCGGGGCATTTCTAATATGAATATATATTATAATTCTATATTCATATTTATTAATTCAATTTTTTATAAAGGTTATTCAAAGTTTCTGGAGAAGAAGGTATTACCCGACTGTCTTTTTATAACAGGCATAGGTCTATCAGGTGTAGTATACCCTTCCAAGAGAGAGAGTTGTGTTGTTGAGACACTTACGGGTCTTGGGGGCATAGGATAACTTACACCTTCATACCTAAACGCATCGCCTCTTGGTATATTTTGTTGTGGCGATTGTATTGGGTTTTCGCTTATATAGTTTTTCGGTTCTGCTTTTGCTGCCTCTTCATACATTTTGTCTTCCTTCGCCTTTTTTTTAGACCCCCATACCGTCCCGTCGACGTTAAGGCGCGGGGCTCTTAGGTTTTTTAATGGATTAGGTATTACAACACCCTTCTTAAATGCTTTAGTCTTTTTTTCAGGTATTACTGTTGCTAGCTCTGTTGCTCGGCGCTGCTCTTCCGCTATCGTATTTGCTTTTCTCTCCATCTCTATTAATACAGCCCTTTCTTGATTCGCTTGCTTCACTCCCTCCAACATAATAGCTCTGCGAGTCTCATCACTTATGTTACCACTTACGATTGGCTGCGTTGACGTGGTTCTTACTTGGGGCTGTGAACCTTGACTCGGCGGTGCTCTGCCCATTGGCGCGCCACTTGGACTCTTCCTTGTAGCGGCTCTTCGTCTCGCCGCTAAATTCACAACCACCTTTACACTCTGTGCCACATTCTGCTTCTGCTTCTGCTTTTGTAACGTTGTCTTTTCCTTCGCCTTCTTACGGATCGCTGACTTTCTCTTCGGCATTATACATTCTCATCATATTTTAATTTTAGTTTATTGAAGTTCTTGTAATAACTATTGTCCCGCTGATTGTAAAATAAAAAGTTGTAAGGCGCATCAAACACATAATCAAACAACACTTTCAAATCGCCTTTATCCATAGCAAACACCTCTTCAGCAAAATTGCCAGTCTCTATGATACTTTTTGGTTTGAACAGAATGTAGCAGTCCACTAATGCTCTCAATCCACGTGGCAGCAATTTTAGGGTGAGTAGCGAAACTATGATATTTAATTTGTAGTGTCTGTGTTTGTGAATTAATCTCTTTAACCACAGCTCAACTCGTCTGTCTTTCATCTGCTCTCCCCAGTCATCTAAAATTAGCGCCGAGTTTCCACCTTCCTCTTTCTCTTCCAACGCTTGCTGGATTATGCTGTTGAATGTCTTATCACTTAAATCAAAAAATAATCTGTTAGCATTGTGTTTCTTGAAGGGATGATTTTCCTCACTGTCAAATACCTCACGGGGTGTTGAGTAGAAAACTTTGTTGAATTTGTGCTTGTAGACCTGACCTTTTCCTGATGCGGTCATTATGCTATTGAGGAATGCACTTTTACCTGTGCCCATTCCGCCTGAAACTACATACACACCACACTTGTCGAGAAAGGGGGCTGGAACACCTAAAGCATCATCTATTTTCTGTTTTGTCGGCTTGATTACTAATTCACTATCCTCTTCCTCTTCAATCTTCATTACAATAAGATTTTATTTTATTTTCTTATTAGATGCGATGCGTCAATCGTTGCCGCCTTGCCACCCATCACCGCTGAATACACACGAGCGTACGCCCACTGTTCAGGTGATTTAACTTGCGGGCGCACTGATGCGGGGTTTGTCTTGTATGCGCCTATGCCCTTATCAAAGATGGTCTGTAATCCTGATAACTTATATCCTGTCGTCTTGGATATGTCTTTCAACGAATGCGGTTCATCTTTATCAAAGCCATACTTTAAGTTAAACTTGTTCTTATACGTAACAACCATTACATTAAGACTTTATTTTAATCGTAAAAAGAATCCATTTTGTAAATCCGTTTTTTATGACGTGCTATATTCTTATCATACTCAATTGCGTATATTGTTTGGCGAGCAACCTTTTTATGATTATCAAAAACTGATGTTGAAAATATACGTAATATCAAAGTCTTGATTGATTCCATTATATATAGGATATAAAATTAAGGCGTATCATCGCTTGATGTATCCACGAATAAACCATCACTTGATGTATTGACTATTATTGGAAGACTTGGGATTGTTATCTCTGTCAGTTTGTCATCTATACGTTTCTTTAATATTTGTGAACTCTCAATCAGCTTTATATACCTTGTGTAACTCTCGCTTAAGAAGATACTCTCTTCCGTAACCCTGTTCTTTCGGTCAAGAGACAGATATTTGAATATGTCACATCCTAATATATAAAAGTCCCTCGCACCTGCGTTCTCCTGCTCAATCTGCTTTGTGTAATTGTAAAACATTTCTATTGAACCGATTATACCAACTGTCAATGAGATGAACATATTCAGCAATGAGATGTAAGTCTGTGCCATAAAACCTTTTAAACAAACCGAAAATGCGGAATTTAATGACGACAACACTATTATTGGAATTCTGTAATATTTCAATCTAGACTTTAATCCTATATAACGCTTTCTATGATAATTAGATAATATCGCACAATTGTTACGCAACTTATCTAACAGTAAGTCTATATCATTCATTATATATTAACTATATTAAATGATGGGTTTGATGAGTTATACTGATTTAAATTGATACAGTATAATAAATAAAAAAAAAATAATAATTTATTATTATTATTTTCTACTATTGAATTTGAAAAGGGATAAACCCATCAGGTGCGAAGCATAAAAGAAAGTTCTAATGGACTGACAACCGACACAAAGATTTACTTGCTGACACTGATCTCTCCAGTCATCATATTACACTCCAAAATATTATCGTACACCGCGAAAGTATCTACAATAAGACCTGGCATAGTTGCACTGTTGTATTGAACTTCCAAGAAAGTATTATTAGAATTAGTGTCGCGACCTGATACGACGGCTCTTCCACCCCCGACAGCCTCCTCAAAATCAACCCCGATACAGAACGAATCGGTATTGTTGGTTACTGATAAGATATCAACTGGTAGTGTTCCTTGAGAAGTATATTCAGCCAAGTTGAAGACACAATCAAAAGTGACAGCATTCGCGGCATCAAAGCACTTGATTAATTCCGCAAAAGCTTCACCTGCGAGAGCGACATTTCCATTGTGCGCAACAATTGGGATAGAAGGATATTGCCTGCCATCAATACGGTATGCTATGGATTTAGCAGCAGGGTAGTATCTCCCCCCAGTGCTATTAACAAGTCCAGCATTAGTTCCAGTCGTGTCAGCATTGCGCCAACAAGTGAAATAATTCTTTACACTTGAATATCTCGCAGGAATTAAAAATGACGAAGATGTACCAGCTGAAGCAGTTATTGTGCTTGAGAAATTCGCGACTCCAGAACCGTGTGTCTTGAAGACACCACC